CAACACGAAAGCAACGTTGTATGACCTGGTCTTCTCAACCAACTCCTCAACGATTAACCTACCCTCTTGATCAAACTTCACACTGACCTTTTCTGTCAGAACTGAAGTTCCCTTTGGACGTCCACGCTTCTTCATAATAAAAACTCCTTTCTAAAACACGTCAGATTATAGAAAAATCCTCAGTTTGTATAAAAATAAAAAGCCCAGAACCACAAGTTCTGGGCTAAAGGAAGAGTCCGTTCATAGGGACAACGAATAGTGTCTTAGTGTGATTGTTTAGGAGAAAACAATGTCAGTGAACGGACTAAAAGATTCTAGACGCCACTTGAACTTTATTCTTCTTCCGATGATGACGAACTTAATTCTTCTTCTGATGTTGACGGAGTTGTAAAGAATTTACTATGCCACTTATATGTCTCATCCATTCTCAAATCACCACTCTCAACCATCCTGCGAAACTCAAATAACCTTTTTTCATACAATGTGCACTTCTCAAAACACTCATCAAGATACTCAAGTGACTGTTCCTTTGTCATCGCCTTCAAATTTAAGCGTTTCTTGATACCTATCCTCTCCATACGCTTATCAAGTGCCATGTCTCTTTCATACTTGAGCTTTTTGAGTCGATATTTGTTCTTTTCCACTTCTTTTTCAAGTTCAATCCAATATGAAACAGGCTTGCCAAAGAAGGTCAGATTGGATTCTTCACATATCTCAATGTCCTCGTCACCATCAACCACTGGCACCTTTGCAACTACTGTCGACATCACTCATCTCCTTTTACTGTACAAAAATACACTATCAAAAACCTTTAAATCTGGCTCAAAAACATGTAACCCTGTGGCTTGATCATGAAGTTGCCTTACATAGGCCAGGTTTATGAGCTACGCATGAGTTTTGACATGTCTGGTTGTCTTTTCTTTTTCGAAATTAACGACTTCAGGTCAAAAAAGCTCTTGTACATACCTATGCCATCCTTGTATACCATGTATTTGCCATTGGATTTTAGTCTGAGAACTTCGCCACTTGGACCTATGACTTTTTTGCCCCAGATGTGATAACCCGGAAGGCCTTTGATTGGCCAGGTCTGAAGACAGGGTTGGTCATCGGAGTGAATATCAGCTTTAGTGATCATTTCTTCTTCCTTTTCTTGAAGTACCTTCCTGCTTTGCCACACAGAGATTCATCTTCTCTGGCTTGACCACACCATTGTGGAACTATGCCAAAGACTGGGTCTATCTTGGCTACCTTTTTGTGTTTGCACTTCCATTTGCGACCACTGACTGGTGTCTTTGGCAAGATCTTCAGATACTTGCAGTCTTTACAGAAGTTCATCTTTATACTCCTCTGGGATAAGCTGTCTCATATGACTCTTCAAGCAACTCTATGAGCTTATTTTTCATCTCTTTTTTGTTCATGAAAGTTCTCCATTGATATTTCTTTCCTCTTCTTCGATCATCCTCTTATGCTCAATCTCTCTGATCTCTTCTTGTGTAAGTGGATTTAGTTTTTGCATAAGGTAATCATCGATAAAGCATTTGAAGAGACGTAAGTTGAAGCCTTTTCGTTGTTTGATGATGTTCTTGCAATAGTCTGTTTCAAAGCAAAAGCTGACAAAATCTTTGGCATCAAAGTCTTCGTAACACCGAACAACCAGCCTTTTGAAGAACTCAAGTACCTCTTCGAGCTTGAATTGAACTGGTGAAAACTTGAACCTATGGTAGAACTCACAGTTAAAGCTTACTCTAATCTCTTCTGCGTGATCTAATAATGTCTCCAACTCAATCTTTTCTTGCTTTCCCCGTGACATCATCTTCTCCTGTTAGTTTTTCCAACTTGTATTCTGATGCTTTTTTAAATCTTTTCTTGATGATAGTCTTACTGTTTTTGATGAGTTTGAGTCTTTCATTGATCTCTTCAAAGTTCATGACATTTCTCCTTAGTTGATCTGAACAGTTCTAACAAGTGGATCATAAAGCTTATCTACCTTGGACACACTCTTGATCTTATCTTTGTCATTAGAGTTAAAGTCAAGCCACTTTCGCTTGTCTTTAGCATGAGCCCAGATGACCACAAACTCTTGTTCATGAGGATCCCATGTTAAATCACACATATCTGAAAACGCCAGAGTTCCTTTTTTATAGGCTCTGAGGCTAGGAGCATGATTCTTGAGTTCCTTGTAGAAATCAATGAAAGTCTCCATCATACATTCAATCAAGATAAATTGGTGTTCATCTTGCTCATAAAGATAGGTATGCAATAACTCACTGTCTTTTTGGTTTTCAGACTTTCTCAGGATCAGCTTAACATCTTGACACAAGCCTTCTCTCCAAATCGTTCTTGACTCGTTCATCTTCAATCTCCTTTTCCAAAGACTCTTTCAGTACGTTCTTTTCTCATACGCTCCCAGTCAGACCACTCTGATTGCTCATTGGTATCTGAGTTGACATATGTCTTACTCAAGATAAAATCATCTACAAGAGTTTTGCATAAGTTTACATTGAATGATCGCTTTTCAGCCAACACTTTTTTTACATAATCACTCTGAAAACAAAATTCAAAGAACTCATCTATGTCTATGCTAAAAGATCTCAGTCTGAGAAACTCATCGCTGATAGACATAAGTTTTATCTTTGCTGGAAAGAAGCCTATTCTCTTTTTGAACTGGAGACGAAACCTCTTGGCTATGTCTGAGAGAAAGATCTCATCTTCAGAAAGACTGGCGGAAGCTCCGCCAGCTTGAGCTGGAAGACTTTGTTCTTTTTCTTCAGACTCGCCTTCGGCGACGACAGCCTGAGCAGACTGCTCGGGTAGTAGTAGTCTGTTATTAATCTGTTCTTTATATATTAGCCCGCCGTTTTGGACACGTGTTAGGGTCAATTTCGGACACGTGTTAGGGTCAATTTCGGACACGTGTCCATTTTGACGGCCGTCGTTTTGGACACCCTTTAATACGTGTCCAGTTTGGGCGGCCTTTCTTAGTATCAATGTGTAGATGAGTTTTCTTCCAGACTTCTTCTTTTTGAGTAGTTTTTTCTTCACCAGAGATGAAATAGCCTTTGTGATCTTCTTTATGTCTTTGCACTTTAACTTCTCGGCTATCGTATCCTGATTAGGCCAGCATTTCATGGTCTCAGTGTTTGCATAGCACATAAGAACCTGGAAAACTCTTATCTCCATTCTACTTAGTCTATGTGTATGCTCAGTGAAGACCTCTAACATCTCATGCTTATGCATAAACACTCCAAAAAATTGCCCCTTGACCAAGTCTCAGGACTTCCGGGTACCAAGACTCAGCCAAGGGGACTTTGTATATCAGCTTGAATCCGGAAGTCATATATAGACCGTAGTATAAGAAAACTCTCACTTCCAGAGACATATTTTTGTTTTTATCACCAAATTCGGTGTATAATCAAGTCGACCCATGCCACCAGTCCGTCTAAATCCTATGCTAAAGAACAAAGCTGATGAGTTGTTTACTATATGTGCCTAACCCTCCCCAGGACTGGTAAAAAGGGGGAGGACGCAAGTCCTCCCCTCACTTCTTCGAGAAAAACATAATAACTCAGCTCCTCTCCTAGGAGGATAAAATTGGGATATCCACGCAAGAAAAAACCTACACAGAAAGAGCTGATTGCGCTTGCCGAGAAACACTACGGCAACATGTCCAGCATTGCAGATGAAATAGGCTACTCCAGAAGCCAAGTCTGCAGATTCTACAAACACCCAAAACTAGAAGAAGCCATAAAAGAAGCTAAAGAAAACATAAAGTCTATAGCTAAAAAGAAGTTACATGAAAAGATCCTTGATGGTAACCTCACTGCCATCATCTTCTACCTCAAGACCAAATGTGGCTTCAGTGAGAAAAACAAACTAGAGGTAGAGACTAAACCTCAAGTTGAAGGTTGGGACATAAATATACTTCCATTCGAGAAGTCAAAAGAGACATAGGTATTGATGAGACTTATTAAAGAAAAGCGCTTCCACGGTAAGCAGATAGAGTTTTTGAAGTCTGAGAAGTACTTCAGGGCATATGTAGGAGGTCGTGGTGCAGGGAAGACTGTGTGTGGGGCAAATGCAACTGCTATTGAAGCTGGAAAACGTAAGTCTACGGGGATGTGTGTTGCACCTACATACAAGCAGCTTAGAGACTATGTGATCCCAGGACTCATAGAAGCTCTAGGTGGTGCTATCTTAAGCTTCAACAAGTCAAACTATGAGATGGAGCTGATCAATGGCTCAAAGATCCTCTTAAGAAGTGCAGAAGATCCAGACTCTCTCAGAGGACCTAGCTTAAGCTTTGTGTGGCTTGATGAAAGTCGTTCTATGCCAGAGGAAGTGTGGCAGATCGTCATAGCTACACTCAGAGAAGATGGCAGAATGGGCAGACTATGGACCACAACTACACCAAATGGTAAGCAACATTGGGTCTACAAGAAGTTTGTCGAGGAGGCTGATGATAACTTTGAGCTAATAGTCAGCAGCTCTAAAGACAATCCGTTTCTCTCAGAGATCTTTCTGCAACAACTAGAACGTGACTACGGCTTCGGAACCTGGGGCCAGCAAGAGCTAGAAGGCAAGTTTGTAGACCCTGAAGGCTCTCTCTTCCAACGCACAGACATAAACATCACAGACGTAGTCCCAGAAGGCATAGATATGTGCAGATCCTGGGACTTGGCAATCAGTGCAAAGACATCATCAGACTGGACTGTAGGTGCCAAGGTAGGTATCACAGCTACAAATGATGTATATATCAGCGACGTCGTCAGACATCAGGCAGAGTGGCCTAAGACCAAGAAGCTTATCACCCAGACTGCTCAGATGGATGTAGACGAGACCAAAGACATAGTCATAGAGACAGTGGCTTTTCAGGCTGTAGCAGTGCAAGAGCTTCATGAAGAACCTAAGCTTGCACAATATGTCATACATAAGGTTCATCCAGACAAAGATAAGCTTACCAGAGCTTTACCACTAGCTTCAAAATCAGCTGCTGGCAAGCTGTATCTGAAGAGAGGTGATTGGAACAGAGAGTTTTTAGATGAGCTTTGCTCGTTTACTGGCAACAACAAAGAGGTGGATGACCAAGTCGATGCAGTCACTCAGGCATATCTACATCTGACTAGTTTTGTATCTGATGTTGAAGTCTTAATAATTTGAGTTTTTCTTTATCCAAAATACGTTATCTAGGGAATGTATTTATGCCGATCTCGCTATAAGGAAATTGATATATGGATCTTCACGCTAGAAGAATGCAAACAGCTTTGGCTGAGATCAGGCAGGCCAAGCAACACATGCAAGCTAAAAAGTTAAGTTCAGGTGGTCAAAGAGGTTGGTTCAGTTTATCCACGAGTACGACAGGACAGGCTTCAAACAACAGTTATGATCCAAAACAACTCTCCGACTTCTATTCCAAAAACGAACTGATAGCTGCCTGTACAAAAGAAAAAGCCTCTGCTATGTCAGAAGGTGAGCTCGAAGTCGTCAGAGACCTTCCTGATGGCAACACAGAGTCTGTAGATCATGAAGTTCTTAACCTCTTCTACAACAACAAGAACTACTCATATTCTCAGATCATCAACCTTATGAGTATTCGTTATGACTTGACAGGGGCCTTTTTTGCGGCCCTTGACTTGTATAAGAACCGTCTTGGTGCAGGTGACTTTGTCCCTGTGCCTTCTCATTTGGTAAGTATGAAGACAAAAGGACCTGTCATCACTGGCTTTCACATACAGACCGACACAGGCAGTGACTTTTACGACCCTGAAGAAGTATGTGTGATCTTAGATCTAGATCCTTCAGGTTATCAAACATACACATCTGCATTACTCTCAGCTATCAGAGAGGTTGAGAATGATGAGGAACGTAAAGCCATCGTTAGTGAGTTGATGAAGAACAAGAACGTTCCAGGTATCATCTTAGAGTCAGAAAACAACTTTAAACGTGAACAACGCATGGACATCAAAGGCTCTCTAGAAGAACAGATCGGGTCCACTGCACAGAACAGAGGCAAGACCATCGTCCTTCCACATGGCCTAAAGCTATCTAATCAAAACAATACTCATGACATCGACTTTTCTCAGATAAACGGACTCACAGAAAGTCGCATCTGTCTGGCCTTTGGAGTGCCACCTATCGTCATCGGTGCTAAAGTCGGTCTTGACAAAGCCACATACAGCAACTATGAGCAAGCTCGCAAGAGCTTTTACAGGGAGACAGTAAGACCTCTTTGGACGTACTTTGCATCTGCACTGACCAAGTGTCTTGTCCATGAGCCTGATCTATACTTCAGGTTTAACACCACCAAAGTAGAAGAACTCAAAGAAGACACAGACAAGACAGCCGGTAGAGCAGAGAAGTTGTATAAAGCAGGCATTATAGACGTCAATGAAGCCAGAGAGATGCTTGGGCTTGATCCAATAGAAGAAGAGATCGAAGAACCTGTCGAAGAGGTTGTCGAAGAACCTATGCAAGACCCCGTTGAAGAGGAAGATATCCAGGAGCAGACAAATGAAGACTCTTAAACGTAAGATAACTGAAGACTCTAAGATTGAGGCAAAGGTAAACGAAAGCTTCGTCAATGGAGAGATCAGTGGTTATGCGGCTTTCTGGGATATCACTGACCTAGACGGTGACATCATCAGAAAAGGAGCTTTTAAAAGAGCCATCGACAACCAGATCGCTGCTAAAACGGTTCCATTTATGATCAAGCACTTCAGAAAGTCTGGTGATGTCATGGAGATGATCGGAACCGTTGTAGAAGCAAAAGAAGATGACATAGGACTTTGGTTCAGAGCAGAACTTGATGGTTCTGATGTAAGTCAACAGGTAAGACAAAAAGTAGCAAACAATCCTAAGCCTTTTGGAAGCTCAATTGGTTGGTTGGACTACCCAGATGGATTTAGGCCTATGCAAGATGGTGGGTTTGAGTATGTAGCCATCAACTTGAAAGAGATAACCTTGACTTTACTACCAAGTCAACAGGCAACAATCGGTTTTATTCAAGGTAAAGATGCGGAAAGCATCTTAGAGGAGATATCAGATAGAGTGAACAAGCTTGAGGAACAATTGTGTGTTCTTCAAGGTAAAGAGTCCGATGTGGAGCCTACCGAAGAACCTGCCGAAGATGTCAGTGTTGAGGCAAAGTCTGATGACAATGACAAGGAAAAAGCCAGGTTAGTCGCTAGTCTTAAAGTCGCACAAGAAAACCGTAAACGTGATTTGGAACTTTTAGGAGTTTAACATGAAACTTGAAGATATTAAAGTTAAGATGAAGACCCTCAACGACGAGATGACTGCCATCGAGTCTAAGATTGAGGGAGCAACCACTGAAGAGACCGCCACCCTTCAGGCTCTATACAAAGAGAAGACTGGTGAGTGGGACGTTCTTAAGGCAGAGCGCGAACTTGCCGAGAAACGCGAAGAGATTCGCCAGGAAGTAGAGCAGCTCGAAAGCAAGCGCAATGAGACCACTGGCAAGACCAGTAATCTCAGTGACGTTGAAGTAGCTGATACCAAGCACAACGCCAAGAACTACGAGAAGGCACACACTGATGCAATCATTGAGTACTTCAAGGGCAAGTCTGGCGTCGAGCAGCTCAACAAGATGGCCAATGAAAAGGGTGCTGAGTTTGTCATGAGCATCCAGGCCAAAGACGCTGATGGTAACACAGAAGACGGTCTACGCCTTGCTCCTTGGATGCGTGAGTTCTGTCTTCCTAAGTCCACCAGTATCAGTGCTATTGAGGAAATGGGCGGCAAGTCCGTTGAGGATCTCTTCGGTGAAAAGGCAACCGTCCTTGTTCGCGATGCTTCTGGAACCAACTCCGGTGGTGGAAGTTCTGTAGCTTATGACTTCGAACCCACTCTCTTCAAGACCCCCAAACGTCTTGACAACCTCGCCGAAATGTGCTGGGTCAAGGAAGCTGTTGGCAAGACTGCTCAGTATCCCAAGCTCACCCAGAGCACAAATGAGTTTGGTGTTGTTGCCAAGTGGGGTGACGGTAGCGGTTCTGCTGGCGAAGGTGCAACTGTTCCTTCCTCTGATCCCGTTCAGAGTCAGGTAGAATACAGCCTCGAACGTCTTAGCTTACTCAGCAACACCAGTAAGCGCTACCTCCGCAACAACGATGTAAACTTCATCAGTGAACTTGCATGGATGTACCGCGGAACAGTAAGCCGTGAGCTCAGCAAGGCAATTCTTCAGGGTGTCTCTGGTCTGACCAATGCACCTACAGGTATCAACACCAACACTTCGATCGCAGCTGGTGTGACTCCTGTTGCTCGTGAGACTGCAAGCCAGGTCAGCTACGTCGACCTCGTTAACCTGCAGTTCAGCGTTGATGACGGTGTCTTCGGCACTGGCATGTTCGTTGTGAGTGGTGGAAGTACTGGTGCTATGAAGTACATCGCCGGTCTTGATGACACTGCTGGTCGTCCTGTCTTTGCTCCTGAGAACACCTGGGGTAACGGCCGTCCTTCGAGCATCGCTGGTGAGCCTTATGTCAACACAGTTGCTAACACTGCAGCACTTGGCAGCCGTGGCGACGTCATCTACGGCAACTTCATGGGTTATGCATTGCCCATCGATCGTGCCGACGCTGCTATCGAGCGTTCTGATGAGTTTGGCTTCGATACCGGTAAGGTCTACTTCCGTCTGATTCTTTACGCCGGTGGTGGTCCTATCGGAGCTGACATGTTCAGTCTTCTCGCCGACGTATCTGGCGCAAGCTCTTCTAGTTCTTCTAGCTGAGTGTAAGTAAGACCCTTTGAAGATGGGACGGAGAGGTTTTCATTCTCCTTTAGTCTCTCCGTCCCTCTTCTTTTCTTGGAGAAACTAAAATGGCAAGTGTGTATTCAATCTTAAAGACAACTGCTAAAACAGTTTCAACTAATGCAGAGCTGATCTTAAGAGAGAATCCAGCGAGACGTTACCTGCTTGTTCAGAACAATGATGCCAGTGTAGCTGTCTATGTGGCCTTTGGTGACACATATGGCCCTGCAGTAAGTGCCACAAGTGGTATCGTCATCAATGCTGGCGAGGAAAAAGAGTTCTCAGTGGAGAAACATAATATCTCTAAAGAGAAGGTCTATGTTACTGCTGCAAGCACAAATGCTGATGTTCTGGTAACTGAAGCTGCTGATAATTTAGTTGGTCTTGCAGCATTTGATCCTCCTGCAGCTGGTTCTTCTAGCAGCTCTAGCAGTTCAAGCAGTGAGTCTTCTAGTAGTGAGTCTTCTAGCAGTCCTAGCAGTGAGTCTTCTAATAGTTCTAGCAGCGAGTCTTCTAATAGTCCTAGCAATGAGTCTTCATCTGGTTGAGCATAAGATAGAAGCTGTTTCGCGGTTTTAAAGAAAAGGAGCATTAACAATGGCTCTAGTTACATTGACAAAGGCTAAAGAGAATGTTCTTTTAGCTGCTATGACAGACGATCAGATTCAAGACTACATCGATGCAGCTTCTTCAGTGATTGAACGGTATCTAGACACAAAGATAGAAGAAGCTACTGTCACAGACATCTTAGATGGCAACGACTTGTCATATATCTATGTCAACAATAACTATGTCACAGCTCTCACCTCTGCATACATAGTTGAGTCAGACTCTACAGAGACTGAGATAGATGTAGACAACTTAGACTTCAACGACAGCCAAGACAGATGTAGAGTGTTCTACTCAGTAGGCAATGAGTCTGAATACAGCATCTTTCCCAAAGGCAAGAACAACATCAAGATCACATACACATATGGATACTCAGAGATTCCTGCTGAACTCCAGACAGCCTGTATGCAAGTTGCTGTGTCTATGTTGTATGCTGAAAATCAGAAACAAAACCCTGCTTATGACTCAGAAAGATTAGGTGAGTACAACTACAAGCTTGCAGCCAACTCAGGTACAGGTTCTACTAATACAGCGATCCCTAACACAGCGTTGAACATCTTAGATTCTTATCGTCGGGTAGTATTTTAAAGGAAGGAAACTAATCATGCGTTCATGGCGGACAACAGGTCTTGGAATTGCTACAATCCTAGTGGCTATTGGAACAGCAGCCAAAGCATTTCTTGATAATGATCCTAGCACTATAGTAGATCTTTCCATCTTGGGGACACAAGTGGCTGCAGGCATAGGGCTTATCATGGCTAGGGATTCGAAAGTTACTTCAGAAGATGAAGGAATTAAGTAAGGAGCTTATCTTGACTAATTCCGAGAGAGATGACTATATCAAAAGCACTCATGACGCTGTCATCAGACTTGAAGAGACAGTGAAGAACCATTTGGATAACAAAGTAGTACATACTATTCCACCCTGCGATACTGTTAAGAAGATTGAAGAACGAAACTGGAAAGTAAGCCTAGCCTTATTTATGGCCTCTCTTGGATGCATAGGCTCTTTGATAATGTTGATCCTTGCCTGGAATAAATAAATGACTCAGTTGATTCAATCACATGGTGAGCTCTTCATTCTTCAGCAGATTTCTACTTCACGTGGTTCTGCTGGTGAAGATATAGAGACATGGTCAAATATCACCTCTTTTTATGCCTGGAAACAACCTACAAGTAGCCAAGATCTTGTCAGATACTCTCGTAGAGAGCTCAATATCACACACAAGATCTTTACTGAAGACACAACTCGCATAGAAGAGGGTTGGAGACTTGTTGATACAAGAGGCTATGCGTATGTGATTCGTGGTGTGGTTGATCAGGCTGGGTTAGGCAGGATCGTCAGACTGGACACAGAAGAAACCAGGATCAGAGTTCAGGTTGAGTTTAGTAGTAGCTCTTCTTCAAGTAGTGCAAGTTCTGAGTCATCTAGCTCAGCTTCTTCAGAGTCTTCGTCAGCCAGTTCTGAGAGTTCAGCTTCTTCAGAGTCTTCGTCAGCCAGTTCAGCCTCATCTGAGAGCTCGGCTTCTTCATTGTCTTCCTCATCCTCATCTGAGAGTTCGGCTTCTTCATTGTCTTCCTCATCCTCATCTGAGAGCTCAGCTTCTTCATTGTCTTCAGAGTCATCTTCTGAGAGTTCAGCCTCTTCAGAGTCTTCATTGTCTTCCTCATCCTCATCTGAGAGTTCAGCCTCTTCAGAATCTTCAGAGTCATCTTCCGCGTCTTCAGCATCATCTGAAAGCTCGCCATCATCATTGTCCAGTTCAGCCTCGTCTGCCAGCTCGGAGTCTAGTCAAAGTTCAATTTCTTCAGCTTCTAGTTTAAGCTCTTCTTCATCATCTAGTTCTTCCAGCTCTGTTATCACAAATGAAGACATGACCTTGCTTATCCACGCTGATGGCACTGACGATGCATCAAACTTCTATGACACATCTTGCTCAGTACACAGTATCACAGCAAATGGTGACGCAGTCACATCTACTGACCAAAAGAAGTTCGGGTCTGCATCTTACTATGGTACCATTGCTGGTTCTGGTTACCTTAACTTAGACTATGTGCTCAACAACTTCGGCATAGGTGACTTTACCATTGACTGTTGGGTAAGACCTACCAACATCACAGCAGCTACTCAGTATATCTTTAAAACTTCTAATGTAGCTGGTGATGAGTATATCTATCTCAGATTTACAACATCAGGCACTTTAAGATTTAGAGCTGTCAGCGCAGATAGTACATTAAGCACAAACATCACAGGTGGCACTTTAGTCAATAACACATGGACACATGTTGCAATTGTCAGATATAACAGTGATTTCTACCTTTACTTAAATGGCACGCTTGTTGCATTTGATGATACACAGGGTGAAGTAGCAATGCCACTTGTCACCAAGGACCTTTACATAGGGTCTAACGAAGGTGCTGATTTCTATGAAGGCTACATTGATGAGTTCAGGGTCTTAGAAGACAAGGCATACTGGACCGCTGAGTTCACACCTCCTACTAAGGCTTACAAAGATTGCACAAAGAGTAGCTCTTCAAGTGCTTTTTACAGTTCATTAAGCAGTGATTCAAGCCTTTCTTCTGTGTCTAGCTCAGTAAGCAGTCAGTCAAGTGAAAGTATAAATCCAAGTTCACAGTCTTCAGAGTCAAGCCAAAGCAGTGTAAGTAGTGCAAGCAGTTTGAACTCTTCATCAAGTTCATCAAGTCCACTGAAGTCAAGTCAAAGCTACAGCTCTAGTTCAAGCTCATCTCAGAGCTCTCAGTATAACAGCTCATCATCAAGTGAGTTCAAGAGCTCGATGTCTTCAGACTCATCAAGTGGTGAACTTTGGACACCAGTGTTGATCTCAACTGAAATTTGGTATGATGCTGCCGACACTGACACCATCACATCATCCTTCAATAAAGTAAGTCAGATAGATGACAAAAGTGGTAACGAAAACCACGCTGTTCAGTTAGACACCAATACAAGACCTTTGACAGGAACGCAAGAGATTAACGGTCTTAATGCAATTCAATTTGAAGGAGGCAATGATCACCTAGACTTTGATACTATCGATGCCAGTGAAAAGATGATCTTCGCTGTGATCTCGCCAATAGGCGGTGGTACAAGAATGATCTATGGACACAACACACAGAATATTCAGTTTAGAGTAAACAGTGATCAGACACTTCTCTTCTTAGGTGGTGATTTTAATGTCAGCAGCACTAGATCAATAACAAATGAAGAACCATCTATATGCGCATTTATAGCAGACACTGACTTTGGTAAGTTTAGTATCAACGGCTACTTTGAGACAACAGCAGATGTAGGAGGCGCATCTGCTATAGCATTTAATGAAACAGGAATTCGTAAATCCGGCTTTGATGATTATGCAGGTAAGATCGGAGAGTGGTTAGTTACATCGTCGATCTCAACGTCCAACAGACAAAAGATTGAAGGTTATCTGGCCTGGAAGTGGAGACTTACAGCTAAGCTACCTGAAGGTCATCCATACAAGTATTATCCTCCAACTGTCTATGTGTCAAGCTCAAGTTCTTCTAGTCCTTTAAAGAGTAGCTCTTCAAGCAGCTCTTCATCTTCAAGTCCTCTTAAGGTAAGCAGTTCGTCTAGCTCAAGCTCGATCTCTTCATCAAGCCCATTGAAGAGCAGCTCAAGTTCTTCAAGTTCGATGAGTAGCTTTTCAAGTTCTAGCCCAACAAAAAGTAGTTCAAGCTCCTCTTCTTCATTTTCATCATCTAGTCCACTGAAATCAAGCAGCTCTTCTAGCTCTATGAGCTCCAGTTCAAGCCCTCAGAAGAGTAGTAGCTCAAGCTCAAGTTCGTCAAGTCCATTAAAGAGTAGCTCTTCAAGCCCACAAAAGAGTAGTTCAAGTTCTAGCTCTGGTAACAACTGGACACCAGAAGATCTTAATGCCATAGCCTGGTTTGATGGAGATGATGACTCTACTATCACACTAAATGGCTCAAATGTAGAGGTTTGGAGATCTAAAAACGGCAAGTCAGAGTACGACTTAGAACAGATCACAGAGTCTGCACAGCCTATTAGAACGACACACGGCGTGAATGCTACATATGGAGATGGTTTTGTTCCAAACTGGACATTTGAAAACTACTACGTCAACTTTGTAGCAAGACCAGTTCCAAACGGCACCTACAAGCAATTCATAAGAAGCGGAGATGGCAACAGCACTTTATACATCTTTAATAGTGACCCAGATCCTTTGGTCAGATACTACTCAGGTGGTGCAAGAAACTTTTCGCCTAGTGTTGTCTGGGACGACGAAGATCTTCATCAGTGCACGTTTTACAGCAAGCATGATGATTATCCCAAGATGTGCTTAGACGGTAATGATTTCTCTGTCGGTACTGACAAGCAGCTAAATGGAACATTAGTGGCTCAGTTCTTGTGTTCAACAAGCTACTCAAACTCATTTGGCGAGGCCTTAGAGATCATCTTCTCACCTCTCGACACTGCATACTCTGAGATCAGAAAGGTAGAAGGTTATCTAGCTTGGAAGTGGGATGAGATCTTAGGAGTCACAACACTGGTCGATGCATTGCCTTCAGACCACCCATATAAGAACCAACCACCTAAGGTATAATGGAGCTGAACATGGATAAAAGAATGTGTCTAGTCTTCAACACAGAATTAGACGCTCTTGGTGTAGAAGCCAAGATCAGTCAAAACAAAGGTCTTCCTCATGGAAAGACAGTAAGATGGGCAGTGCCTGAGCAAAGGATCACAGACAACAAGTGGTTCTTTGAGAAACCGAATGTCCAGTACCTCTCTGGAACAGAAGAAACATACTACACAACTGAAGAGTGGAGTGATTCTTGGGTCGACACTGGAATTGAGGACTAAGAATGACTTTAATATGGAAAGGTGATCAGTTTTTAGACAAGCTCAAGAAAGAATTTGACAAAAAACTTGTCAAGATTGGTCGAAACTTGGTCCAAACAGCAAGAAGAGCCTTAAGTAGAAGCGGCACATCATCTCCA